GTTTGTCCTTGAGACCCTGTAGGTCCAGTTTGTCCTTGAGACCCTGTAGGTCCAGTTTGTCCTGTAGGTCCAGTTTGTCCTTGAGACCCAGTAGGTCCGGTTTGTCCATCTTTTCCATCTTTTCCATCTTTTCCATCTTTTCCATCTTTACATTTACATTTACATTTACATTTACATTTACATTTTCTTCTATTACGACCACAATCGCTATCATATTTTCTATGTCCGACAAATGCGGGGATATTTCTAATCCATTCGGGATTACCTTCTATAAGTGGATTCTCTTGGGTTTTTAGTTGATTTCGACTAGAATTATCCCCTTCCACCCTTCAGGATGATTCACTTCCTGAATCAGACCCAGGAGGTCCAGACCTCCGACCACGACGACGGCGAGGAGGAGAGATAGATTGGTCCTGTCTGTTGTATAGGTTGTTGTGGATGTGAGTGTTGCGACGGTGATGTCCGTCGTGGTGACCGTCGTGGTGACCGCCGTGGCCGCCGTGGTGGCTGTCGTGGCCGCCGTGGTGGCTGTCGTGATGTCCGGCGTGATGTCCGTCGTGGTGACCGTGATGGTTATATCCGTCGTGTCCGTGATGTCCCCATACCCAGTCGTCCCGGATTCTGCTACGGTCAAGCTCACCTTGCCATCTTGAAGTATCCTCAATCTGTTTCGATAAATCGAATTTGTTCTTCTGCGCCTCCAATTGAATGGCTGCGGTGTTCAAAGATGCCTGGTTCATTAGTGATGCAGTTCCGCCCAATACATCACGAGTATTGATTGCCGCAAGATCCTGCATTTTCATCAGAATGTCTCCTTTTGTAGTAAAGGCATCACGTGCGGCCTGAGCCGCATCTCGCACAGCCATATTGGCATTATCCCCTGCTTGTTTCCCTAAGATGTCCCTGTTGTTTAACGCATCTCGCATCGCCATCAAGGTATTATCAGCGACTTGTTTCCCTAAGACTTCCCTTCCTCTTAATCCCTCTATTAGATTATCATTATGTCCTTGCATAGTGGATTTTAGGTTGGTAGCAATCATAGCACGAAGTTCCATTGATTGAGCGGCGGCAGAATCACGTAAAATATTCGTATTATTTGACATAGAAGTTCCAATATTAATTCCATTTCGTTCAACCGATGCCGTAGTATTGGCCGCACTTCGTTCAATCGCAGATTGAGTTGCTGTGGCGGTGTTTTGTGTGGCCAATACCGATGCAACACCATTGCGTTCCATCGTTTGACCAAGACTTACCTCGGCGTTGTGTGTAGCCAATACACCAGCAACACCATTACGTTCCGTAGCCAATACACCAGCAACACCAGTGCGTTCAGTTCCCAATGCAGTCGCGACAGCTGCAGTGTTTGTGGCCAATACAGCAGCAACACCATTGCGTTCCACTCCTAGTTGAGTGTTATAGGCGGTTTGCTGGACTCCCAAAGCACCTGCAACGCCATTGCGTTCGATGGCATTACTGAGTTGGTCATATCCTCTATTCTCGTTATTCAATATCTGGTCGTGGCCTCTGCGTGAGTCACCAATGATAAAATCTGAATTGCGGTTGGCATTGGAGTTTGTCGCATCGAAATTTCGGCGTTCATCACCAATGATAAAATCTGAATTGCGATTGACATTGGCGTTTGTAGAATCGATGTTTCTGCGTCCATCATTCAATACAAAATCTGAATTGCGATTGACATTGGCATTTGTCATATCGGTGTTTCTGCGTCCATCATTGGAGATGAAATCTCCATTGCGGTCGACATTGGCATTTGTCATATCGAAATTTCTGCGTCCATCATTAGCAACGAAATCGGTGTTTCTGCGTCCATCATTTCCAAGCATATCGCCGGTTCTATTGATATTGGCATTTGTCATATCGAAATTTCTGCGTCCATCATTAGCAACGAAATCGGTATTTCTGCGTCCATCATTTCCAAGTGCATCAACACCACGATTTACATTGGAATTTGTAAAATCGGTGTTTCTGCGTCCATCATTTTCAAGTGCATCAACACCACGATTTACATTGGTATTTGTAAAATCGGTGTTTCTGCGTCCATCATTAGAGAGGTATTCGGTGTTTCTATTTTCATTATTCATTAAAAAGTCTTTTGTGTCTTTAACAGCGTTAAGGACAACAAAAGTGCTGTTTGGGTCGGTTGGAGGCATAGACATTATTTATATATTTCTATATATATAATAAAAACATAAAAATAAATAAAAATAAAATGTTTTCCTGAATAATTACACGGGTGATGATGGTAAAATTACAATTGGGATTACAAAAGTATATTTGTAATTCTTGTATTATTTTAGTATTATTTAGAAATGTATTTACGTTATTATACATATAAATAATATATATAATAAGTGTATAAGAGCAAATCTACAATGAAAATATTACAAACAGACAACCCGCACATTCTTAGTTTCTACAAAGAACACCCACAATTAGACTTTGAGACGATAAATATTATCGTAATTGATGTATTAAAACAGTGTACAGCAATTATAACTACAAAAGAAAATAACATACAATCACAATTCATAAAAGATAATGCAACGCAAATTCTCGATTCAACTATGAAAAACGATATACCAATAGTTCAGAATGAAATAGAAAATAAATTGTTATTACAATTTATGGATATAAAACGAGAATATTTAGATGTATTAAATATTATTGTCAATTCAAATCCCACATTAGAACAAAGAAGTATGTTATTAGAACAAAATAATAATAACCTACTTACTAAGACATCTATTATTTTAAATGATATTGTCCCAACTTCTCAAGGATTAAATACAATTCAGGAATCCATTATTATTTTTCAGAAATCTATTTCTGAAGATACCCAGATGCTTTCCAATTCAATTGACAATAATAGAGTGAGCGAATTCATAAATAATTTCGAAATAAAATCAAACATTCTGTTGCAAAATATACAACAATCTATTTTTTCATACATATCATTGTGTGAAGAAAGAATACAAACCAATATAACAAATTTAAAGCAAATGTTTAATGAACACACAACACGTAATGTTCCGAAACCTACAACGGTTCCAATTCATATATTATTGAATCGTATATATTCAACCTCAGAAGTTGCGCGTGTTCCAAGACACGATGTAGTAGGACATTCAGGAATGAGCAATTTGTATATGATAAAACGGGATAATTGTCAAAAAATATTGATTGAAAATAATATGGTGGAACATAATATTGAATTAGAAGATATTTCCAAATTTATAAAAGAGGTGGAACAATACAATTGTAATGGAATTTTACTATCTCAATATAGTGGAATATCTTCCAAACCGAATTATCATATAGATTGTTATAATGGATATATAATTGTATATATTCATAATATGGAATACAACCCCGAAAGGATAAGGATGGCAGTGGATATAATAGACAATTTGTCTATGAAATTAAAACAATACGAAATAAACAATGAAGAATATATGATAAATAAAGATATTTTAGAAGAAATAAACAAAGAATATCAGGTATTTATATCACAAAAAGAAGCAATTGTCACGATATTACGCGAAGGACAAAGAAAAGTCATATCACAAATTGAAGAGTTCAAACTCCCTTCTTTGGATAAATATCTATCCACTAAATTTATATCCATAAATCATAAACAGGGTTTTAAATGTGATATTTGTAAAGCATTTAATGCAAACAATTTGAAGGCATTGGCCGCGCATAAACGTGGGTGTAATCGAAAATTAAGCAATAAAATTTCAATCATTCCTTCCAATACTATATTATCCGCTTGATATTTATGACGTATGACGAACCGTTCTTATCATTTTTCTTGGATTTTTGGTATAATTTTATAATTTAATATTGTATGTTGTATTTTGTCTGTTTTACCAAGAACAATTTCATTTTCATTCAACATACTTTTAATAATTTGTTTAAACATATCAATCCCGATTCCTTGTTGTTTATTTTCATCACATTCACAAAAAGCATTGTATAGTATATTTGTTTTTACCTTTGTATTTTCAACCCTTAGGACGTTGCCTTTCCACCATTTTTCAATCAATTCTTCGTGAGAATTTCGTATGTTAAGTATTTCGTCATTTAACATATCCTTAATGTCTCTTTCTGTTTCATCAAAATTTTCTTTTAATTGTTTCAACGTTGCATAACGTTCCTTTGATTTACGCATCATCTTATCCATAATTGCTCTTATTCTTATATCGTTTTTCTTATACTTGCCTAATAATAGTGAATCATCGTCGTGGTTCAATAAATCAAATACAATATTACTGGTATGCCACGCCATTTTCAATAAATTAGCTGGATTGTCGGATTCCGCTAATGAGTTGATATAAACATAACAAATTCCATCTTCAATATCAACCATAAAAGGGAACCTTGAAAATTTCAATATCGGTCTATGCATAGATACCATCCAAGCTATTTTGATATGACTATTCTGTGTCATATCGAATTTTAACTTTTTTCTATCTTTGATAGGAACATCAGTATCAATAAAGCATTTGGAATCTACCATAATAGTAAATCGAGAAAAATTTAGATGAAAATCGCCAGAATGAGGTGTTTTTGATTTATCTATGATTTCGAACCCTTCATACTCACTAAACGTATGTGTTGAAATTTCAGCAAAAAAAGCCTCACCATCTTTGCCTCTGTCATTCGTCTTGTTTGTATTTTTTTTTACCTCCCCCATAATTTGAGTCATTTCTTTAATATTTTCTTGCATTAATTTATTCTTTTCCCTTTCGTTTTCTAAAAGTGAATTATTCATTTGGGATTTCATTTCAGTCAATTCGTTTTGTAATTTATTTATTTTTTCATTATCTTTCTCTTTGTTATTATTAACTTCTTGTATCATTTGCAATTCCTTTTGCTGGGTTCTAACCGCAATTTCATTTTCCAATTCTCGTTTTGTATGATTTATTAATTCAGTTTTTTTAATATTTTCAATTTCCATTTCATTAACCCTTATTTGTAGTTGTTCTATTTTTTCTTGGTATTTTATCGATTCTCTATTCAGTTTTTCCTTTTCTTTTTCAATTTGTTCTTGAACTTTGTCGAGACGTTTTTCTTGTTCTCTCTCCAGAATTTCCTCAAATGTAATTTTAATTGCATTTGTTGCAATATCTTTATGTTTAATAATCTCTTCAAATTCTTTACGTAATGCTTTACACTCTTCAGGGTCTTGTTCTAACCCGATATTTCCATTTTTTAGTGTATATGTTGCATAAGAACCTACTAATAACATATATAAATTCTCTTGTTCTGAAAACGAGTTTATAAATTTTGGTAGTTCTAATCCAGCAGGAATATGTATAGTTAATGCTTTTATTTCATTATTATTCATTATAAATATGGTGTGGTGTTATACATATATATGACTATATTTTTATATTATTTTTGGTTTGTTTTTCAATGAATTGAGTATGTTTTTCAGTTTTATAATGCTGGGATTTACCATTCGTTGTAAATTTTCCGCCACAACCACAATTATGTTTCTGTTTATTACGTTTGTGTATTTCGTTTTTATGTTCTCCATGATATTTTGAACAATAATTTTTATTTTCTTCTTTCAATTCTTCTTCTGATATGTATGGTCTATAAGTATTCAATAATGGTTTCAATAAATCATAATAATACTGTTCTCGTATTACCAATTGTATCTTATTATCACAAGGATAAATATCTAATACTTCGTATTTCCAATTATCATATCCGCCATTTTCACGCATAAATTTATACACTTTTCTATTATATTTTTCACCATATTCATTATTACAATCAGATTTATGGTCTTTTTTCCGTTGTTTTTCGTTATTTGTTGAACCAATATAAAATTCAGGCGTATCTTCTTTATAGATTTTGTAAATAACGGATTTTGAATAATCTGACATCGTAATTATTGTCTTATACCTAACTTATATTGTATAATGTATTTATATTAATTTAAATCAATTTTATTGTATTGTAAATAAAATTAATTTCTTGGTGTTAAATCATAATGTATGTAAATTATCGTTGATTTTGTGAGTTATATAAGTTGTTGTATATATAAATCCCATTACCGTAATAATGTCCATCGTGGTGATCATCGTGATCATCGTGATCATCGTGGTGATCATCGTGATGGCCATGCCCGTGATGGCCATGCCCATGGTGGCCATGCCCATGGTGGGAATGATGTCCGTGGTGGTGGCCGTGATGGCCCCAATGCTCGTGGTAAATTCTGTCCCAAAAATCGCTCATTTTTCTATAAATATGTATATTTATATACATTATGTGTATATTAATTATTTTACAAATAAAATAATCTTCATTTTATAATCGATAGTATGGGTATGGACCCGGATAACCACCATATGGACCGGGATATGGATATGGACCTACACAACCATATATTGATATTGGACGGCAACAACAACACCTGCAACAACAACCGTATCCGTGCATGTTCTATAATAAATATATATTATATATATTTATTATATATTAAAAATTATACCGATAATTTCATATTACTAAAAACCTATACGCATTTGTTAGTGTAATTTATAGTTGTAATTACAATATTATAATTGTATTTTTATTCTGGCGTTCGCGTCGGTTTTTTAATAATTCTGCTTTTTTCTCTGGATTTTCTTGATAAAATAATGCTCTTTTCTTTGCCAGTTCTGTTTTATTTGCTTTATCGTATATTGCTTTTTTTCGTGCGATTTCTATTTTATTTTCTTTATTGTATATTGCTTTTTTCGTGCGATTTCTATTTTATTTTCTTTATTGTATATTGCTTTTTTTCGTGCTATTTCGATTCGGTTTTCCTTTTCATATATTGTTTTTTTTCGTGCGATTTCGATTCGATTTTCTTTATCATATATTGCTTGTTCTTCTTTTTGTTCTTTTTTAGTTTTCAACGGTCTCATCATATTCAATTGTGGTTTCAATAAATTGTAATAATACCGTTCTTTTGCTCGTAGTTGAGTTAAATTTTCACAAGGGAAATTATCTTCAATTATTACTAACCTCCAATTTTTCCACCCACCATTTGCCCGTATAAACGCATAAACACGTAAATTATAGTATTTATTATTTTCATTATTACAAGCGGATTTATGACTTGCTTCCCGTTGTTTTGTATTTGTCGATGAACCAATATATATTTCAGTTATTAGAGGGTCGATGCATTCAAGATTGTATATTGCTGATTCGGAATAATTTGGTGCCATTGTAATTCTTATACACAATATACTTGTATTATAATGTGTATAAGTGTTTATATTATTTCAATTTTATAAGATTAACGATAGTATGGGTATGTTCCGTAGGGGGAACCATAATATCCAGGGTAACCGCCATAACCATATCCTGGGTAACCGCCATAACCACCATAACATCCCCCGCCATAGGGTCCGCAATAACCACCGCCGTAGGGTCCGCAACTTCCGTAATATCCGTGCATTCTATAAATATATAATTTATATATATTATATATTTATTTATATTATTACCAAAATAATCGTTCTAAAATACATACACATTTTCCAGTGTAAAGTAAAGTTGTATTAGTTGTAATTACAAATCGTAAATTGCATCTGACTCAATTTCTGGTAATACTCACATTATCATAAGAACCTGCATATGTCAAAACAATTGTGTATATGTTCTTGGTTCAAAGACGTTATAAATGAAAACCGTGTAGTCTTAACAAAAAAAAATGGAATGTTGTGAATAATTGCTTATAAAAAGTATAAATGTTTATAAAATATATTAAAAGGTTTTTTGAACGGTGTAAATAACTAATATATCTAAATCTTCTTGTTTTTAACTACATTATTCACATTTCTGGTACTGGTTCTGATAATACTGGTTCTGGTTCTGGTTCTGGTACTGGTACTGGTTCTGGTTCTGGTTCTGGTTCTGGTTCTGGTTCTGGTTCTGGTTCTGGTTCTGATAATACTGGTTCTGGTTCTGGTTCTAATAATACTGGTAATACTGGTTCTGGTTCTAATAATTCTGGTTCTGATAATACTAATAATACTGGTTCTGGTTCTGGTTCTAATAATTCTGGTTCTTTTTTATCAAAAATTACAAATTCTTTTTTATCAAAAATTACAGATTCTTCAGTCACTCTATAATATAGTCTGTCTTGTAAAATATAGCGTTTATTATTATAATAATATGTCATAATAATCAATATTAATATATATATATTAATATAATATTTAATACTAATTTATAAAAAAAAATATAATATTAATTACACGGCTGTTTGCTTATTTTCAAATATAGTTTAACTACACTCAATTATAGGTATAGATTCATCAATTATAGGTATAGATTCATCAATTATAGGTATAGATTCATCATATTTTTTTGTTAATTCTAATAATAGGTTTTGTAAATATTCAACATTTTTCGTAGCATATTCCCGTACCAATGGAGATTTAATAGAATGTTTTTTTTTTAATATACTAATATATTTTATTATTTTTTGCGAGAGACTAATAATCTTTTCTGGTTTATTCAATACCATATTTTCAAAATAACTAAATAAATCTTTATTATTTAAATCAAAATAATCTTTCTTTTCGATACTGGTTATACTATAGGACTTTTTTAAGGTTATTATTTTTCTTAACAGTGTTGTTCTTATTGCTTGTTCCTCTATAGTCCGTTTTATTTTCAAAGGTTTCGGGGGGTGAATTATAGTGACTTCTTGTGATTTTGTATTACCATATTTTACAATAATAATACCATTATCTTGTGGCGTATGTTCTATCCATCTATTTTCTTCTTTCAAATATATGGTTTTTGTAGTGATACAACCAAAACCATAGTCCCATATTTGTTTCATTATTGTGTTATCATCATCTGTATATGTATAAATCAGACTCATATTTCGTGTTTTACTATCTATATATTTATGTATTTGATTTCAATTTTATTGAATCCAATAATATAAAAAATATTTACATTTTTACAACATACAATAAACACTTTTATTGTTTATCCGTCCAAATATAAGGTTTTCCTTCTTTAAAATAGATCGATGATTTAACATCCGTATCATATTTTATTTTTGGTGATATAGAAATAACTGATTGTTTTTCTATATCCATCAATATATCTACCGCGTAAATTTCGATATGGAGTGCGTCTATTTTATCCTCTAATTTTACTCTTATCAAACACAAACTAGAATCGATTAATGATTCTATTATAGATGATTCAATTTCTTTGTGTTTATCAAATTGATGCGTATATGGTATTACGATGTCTTCTATAAAACAAATAGATTGATTGTCTCGTTTAATATTTACGATTGCAATATCTAATTTATTATTATTATGTGCAATAATGTCAGATTTTAAAATACAGTTTTCAGTTATAAAATAATATTGTTTAATATCCTCAAAATCATCTTCAATATCATTAATAGATATAATTTTTGTGGGTGTATAATCATTTAAATTAAATGAAACCAAACTAAGTTCATCGCTATTTACTAAATCGCTCCAAATAACATTAAAAGAGTCCGCATCGATTCGTTGAAGAATCCCCTCAGTCATTCCACAAGAATGATTAGAAGGTATAATAAATTCACGTAATTTATTTACGGTTTCATCTATATAATAGATTTCAATAATAATGGATGGTTTATCATTATTATAATAATTGCAATGAACATAAATAAATATATTTTTATCTGGACACGTCATTATTCCAAAACAAATTCTTGTTTCGGGTAATGGATATTGTATTACAATATTATTATTATTTACATTATTTACTAAAGAAACTGTATAGTTTCTTGACCAAAAACGCATCATTGTATTTGATTCAGAAACTATTAAATGATTCTCATCATTCCAATAATTTGAAAATTCGACTTTCTCGTCCTTATGTAATTTGTTGTCATTGGGTTTTGTGGTAATTGCGTTCATTGTGTCTGTGTAATGATTTCTCATTTATGGGCAAGAAGATTTCAATTTTCTTGAGTAAAGATTAATACCAAAAAAAAAATACAAATAAATACAAGAACTCTCATACCAAATTATGGACATTTATCTAGTAGTAATGGTAATATTAATTATCATCTTCTTCATCATTATTTAAATATGTAATAATTTTTTCTCTTACAGACTTGTAATATACACTATCATCTGTATTATTAACTATAATATCCATACACTCTTTTACGTATAACATAACCTCGTCTTGTGATTTTTCATTACCACCAGATATACGGCAATAAGGACATATATGTATCCCTCGATTTTTAATAATTAGTGTTATATGACAACACATACAAATACGATTAGCACACGCCGAACAACAAGTATTTATTGGTGATTTCTCGAAACAAACACCACATTCCTTATTGAGGATTAATCTATTATCGATTTTTTGTTTAACTCTTTCCCACGTATCAGTAGGATTAATGAATACCATTTTACCGTCTAATGTCATCATAAGACCAGTAGAGTGTTTTTTAAATGATAATTTAACATCAGGCATATACTTCATTGTTTCACGAATAATTTCGTTATGGTTTGACATTTCTTCTTATTTTTTTTACTGATGTATTCCAAAAAAAACAAATCGATTTTCTCCAAAAAACCTAATTTCAATTTTATTTATCCATATTTATTTTGTCTTATATTTAGATGTGTAAATCAACTAAATATAATATCACCCGATGAGGTTTTATTTATTCCTACACACAATATATATTGTATATTCTTGGATTAATAATGTTTATATACAATTAAAAACTAAAAAGAATGTTTCATTTAGTATAATATTTTTGTATAGATTTTTATACAATCTCTAAAATATCTTCGTTTTAGTAAATTGTGTATCTTGAAGTATTTTTAGCATTTATGATAATATATATATTATAAGTATTATTTATTTTATTGTTTGTTTTATATTTAGATGTGTAATCAACTAAATATAATATGTCACTGAGTGAGGGATTTGAACCCTCGACCACAGGATTAAAAGTCCTGCGCTCTACCAACTGAGCTAACCCAGTTATATTTCATACACATAATAACATATAGTGTATTCTTTAAGTTATTTAACACTATGATTTTTTCTTCTTAGTATTTGTGCTGACAAAATTGATTAATTTTGGATTTAAGAGTAATAGACACAGACAACAATGACACAGACAACATATATTTACAACTTGCTTAAGAAAAAACTTGATACGGAATCGGAACGATGTATAAAAGACCCTAATAGAAGCGTGGAACGTGTTAGTATATTATTCCCATTCAAAGACAGGATTGATACAATTGACATTGATATTTATATCAATGTAAATAATAATGGATGTTTATGGTTTATGGTTTATGCTGACAGTCTTTATGATAAAGAAGATGCTGGAGATGATGATTATGTAATATATTGTTCGATTTTGAAAAATATTGATGTATTAACCGAAAAGGATGTTGAGAATCTAATTATTGAGATTAATGATTTTGTAGAAAATAATTATTTTGATAAAAGAAATTGTGCAATTTATCCATTCAAAAATATCTGTAATGGAAAAGGTGTTAGAGGAGGCGATTGTTCTGTATGTCTTGAAAAAACAAAAACAAAAACAAATTGCAATCATTCATTATGTTTGGAGTGTTTCCAGTCTATTGTAGTTGTTAATAGTGATTGTGAAGGAAAAAAATGCCCCATATGTAGAGAAATACATACATATCTTGTATTATAAATCCAATCCATTCACCATAATAATTTATCCGCCCAATATCCATTTGAATTTTTTATTTTCCTATCATTATCATGACGTATTTTATATAGTTTTCTTCTTTTATTTGCGTATTCTATTCCGTGTGATTTTATATATGTTGGATAATCTGAATATCCAATTGCTCCTACAGATGCTATAACAATATCATTTTTTATTACATCTATCTTTTTATCCTTCATTTTTGATAATTTTACCGATACATTCAGTTTTTTTGCTTGTTCTCTTGTATAATTAGTTATTTGATACATTATATATTATCGTTATTTTATTTTTTATATTAAGATTATACCAAATAACGGGTTTCCGTCCTTTCGTCCAAAAACCTAAAACCCTAAAATAAGTGTCTTCTTGGTATATACCACAACCAAATATTTACCAATAACTCTCATATCAAACCGTATTTTATTTTAGTATTAATACTAATTAATTTGTTTAATTATTATATGAGCACTTACAGGACGTGTTCCACCTGATAATGGAGTTATAGTAAGAGCTGTTGATTCACCAATCGGATTATTAATACTAATAATAGAATTAATAACAGATGTCTGTATTAATGACATACCTACTATCTGTGATGTACCGGTTGCTCTTCCAACTACACTTGATATATCTTCAATATTATTTATCACTATAATAAGTTGTCCGGCCTCTGTTACGCTTACTTGAAAAGTAATTTCATATGTTCCTATATTTGGAAGATTAAATTGTGTAGAATTAATACGTGTAATGACACCATTTGTTGGTCCATTTTGTGGAAATGAAATTGATGTACCAGGTGCAATTGTTGCTGTATTATCTCCTGGCATTAAAGCATAAAAGTCTGCAAAATTAATAACTTGTATTCCGGTTCCTGTTGGTCCTTGTATTCCGGTTGGTCCAGTTAGTCCGGTTCCTCCTGTTAGTCCTGTAGGGCCAGTTGGTCCTATTGAACCGGTTGGTCCGGTTCCTCCTGTTGGTCCGGTTCCTCCTGTTAGTCCTGTTGGTCCGGTTGGTCCTTGTATTCCGGTTCCTCCTGTTGGACCACTCCCTGTAGAACCAGTTGGTCCTATTGATCCTTGAATTCCTTGACTCCCAGTAGAACCGGTTGGTCCTCTTGACCCTCTTGACCCTCTTGACCATGACTCCCCTGAATTTACAAGTTGGTTATAAATGTATGTCATATTTAACCTTATAATATTTATATATTTATTTTCAATAATATTACATATTTTACAAAATGTAATTTATTAAATACTAGATTTACACGATTGGTGCATCCATAGGTTTAATGGGAAATTATATAATTACTTTGTAATGACAGGAACTATAATTATGTAATTCGCGTTATTACAACTGATGCGGATATAACAGTTTCTCCACCTACCGTAGTAGTTGTGGTTATTTGCGTCGCTGTTGTAGTTGATGCAAAATCTAATGAAAATACTTGACCTGATGTAATTGACATTATAAAAAAACTTATAAATGGTTGCACTATCGATGTTGATTGGAATTCTTCCGTAACTGCACTATTTATAATTTCAAATCCATCTATTGAACCACGCACAGATGCTCTATTTGAACCACCCGTTGTTTTCATAAATACCGAAAAAGATACTAAATAATTACCAGTTTGATTGCACGTAAAAGTTCCAGCAGAACTATCATATACCCATCCACTAATTACAGGAGTTGATGTAAATATAACACGTTGAAATGTGTCTTCTGTTGTTATTGACACCGAATCATTTTTAACAGCCCAAGTATAATTGGTATTTGATATTGTATTTCCTGTTGGTCCTGTTGGTCCCTGACTCCCTAAACCGGTTGGTCCTTGAATTCCCTGACTCCCGGTTGGTCCTGTATCTCCAGTTGGTCCTTGAATTCCCTGACCCCCTTCAGAACCAGATGACCCCTGACTACCGGTTGGTCCTGTATTTCCTGTATTTCCTATTTGTCCTTGAATTCCCTGACTCCCTGTAGAACCAGATGACCCCTGACCCCCGGTTGGTCCTTGAATTCCTTGACTCCCGGTAGAACCGGTTGGTCCTCTTGACCCTCTTGACCCCCTTGACCATCTTGACCATGATTCTCCTGAATTTACAAGTTGGTTATAAATGTATGTCATATTTAACCTTATAATATTTATATATTTATTTTAAATAATATTACATAAATTACAATATGTAATTTATTAAATACTACTACAAATATTTATATAAGATAAATACAAAAAAAATTACGATATTATCTTTTTTGTTGGAAATATAAAGATATTCTATCAATATTTTTATATGGATATGATAAAAAAATTTGATATTAAATCATTATTTGAAACAGAACCCACAATTATTATTATCGGACGGAGAGAGACTGGAAAAACCGTATTAGTTTGTGATATATTAGACCATTATACCAAGAAACAAGAAAATGGAACTGGAACTGTTATAACGGGTACTAAAAGAGATATTTATACACAATATATACAAAATTCATTTATACACGATGAATATAAATCTTCTATTATAAAGAATGTTGTAAAACAATTAAAACCAAATCAAAATTCATTTTTAGTTTTAGATAATTGCTTGTATGATATGTCTTGGACAAGGGATACATTTATGAGAAATATTTTTGGAAATGGTAAATTAATGATGATTTTAGCACTCGACTATCCATTGGGGATTTCAATAAAAATGAGAGAAAAAATTGATTATATATTTTTATTACGAGAACATTATATTCCAAATCGAAAACGTATCTGGGAAAATTATGCAAGTATATTTCCATCATTTGAATTGTTTTGTTCTATTTTAGATGATTGCACAAAAGACAATAATTGTCTTGTAATAAAAAATAATTGCGAAGAATCGTGTGATTTATACGACCGAATATTTACATATCGTGCCGTATAAATCTTTTTTTCGTCTTTAATATTTAAATTTTATTGAATCAAAATTTTAAAATTATTTTTTGCAAGTTTAAGGGCTTTTGAATCATCTTTACATTCCTTTTCTAATATATGATAATCTACAATACTCGCTTTATTTCCGGTAATACTGCTTCCTAATCGGGCATATCCCCACGAAAGAGGGGTTTGGTTCGGTCTTGAACCGCTTGAATAATAAGCACCCATCCCTTTTTTTACGATTGCATTTAATCCTTTCATACTACACCCCGTTTTTTTAACTAACTCCGGTGTTGGTTTTATGTTCTTTATACCATACATCCTTCTAGCATTTACTATATGAATTGACGGTTTCGAATTAAATGACTTTACTGTTTTACGATTTTGGAATATACCTTTTTTATACATTTTCCGGCTTTTTACTATGTTTTTTTGTTGTATTTTTCTATCTTTTCTTGTCATACCTTTTGGTAGATATCGTTTTGGTATATTTTCCATATATACATTACCTTTATTTTTATTTTATACAATTACAACAAAATTGAAATACCTTTTTATTATTTTATTCTAACAACATTACAGTTTAAAAATGACATTCACAGTTGAGAAAGTAATTGACGGGGACAATACAGAGATTACAACAATATATGATTCGGTATACCATTCAACTATATTGAGTATTTTTGGATATGAGTTGTCCTACCATACTTTGGAATATTATACAAATGATAAAGACGACACAACCCAAGTTATTGTGATACAAAATATAAGCACAAAACATAATAATCAAGTTATACAGGTTTATCTAGGGAGTGACAAAGTAATGGAAGAAGTATTTTCAAGAGATGATTCGAGAAATATGTTTATAATGTTGGAACAATATGAGGAAGAACAACGAAGTGAAATTGAAGATGAAGATGAAACCGAAGAAGATGAATAATAAAATATATACCAAAAACATCAAAATAGTTAGATAAAAACGAAAGTTTTTTTTTAAAGTTTCAAGAAAAACAAATACGAATACATTTCAAATTTATACAAATAAATTTTATAAAATTGAAATACTTTTTTATGAATATTATTACAATACCATTGAAAAACAAAATGAACGCAATTGAGACTAAAAATACCAAGAAAGAAGTAATCAAGACCAAGGCCAAGACTACTTTTGTTAAACAGGAACTTAGAAGTAATGTATTGGAAAATATGCTTGATAATAAACATTTGTTAAGTAAAGAGTTATTTCAAGGAATCATGTTTGATAATAATATGGATTTACACGATGAGACCAGACAAGGGTGGATTTTTGAAACAATTTGTCAAATTCTCATTATTACCAAGTGTATTGTTGGACTTAATTTTATTGAAATATTGGACGGACAACTACAATCCTTGGAAACAATCAAAAATGTTAAAACACTTTTAAATTTAAAAGTCGCTGGAGGAGGAAATAATGTTGCTGATATTGTTATTAAAAATACAACAACTGTTACCGCATTCTCTATTAAATATAAGAATAAGTTTGGAGAAACTGATGTTTGTAAATTAGATAGCACTATGAAGGACGAATTAATGGATTATAAAATCGGGTTGATTGTTCGTGATAAAAATGTAATTATTAACCATAAATTTAAAAATAAGCAAAACAAAGATAAGTTATTACTTGACGAAATAAATACAAATGGTTTATTGTTTGATGAAACAGATATTATTAAAGGATTAGATGTATTTCGCAATAGATTCAATAACAACACATTAAATATTAATGATTTTATGGAAATGATTAACACTGAATATTTGAATTCACCAAGACAACCATTAACATTAAAATTACACCAAGAAATGACTAAAATGAAATTTATGAAAGGGTTTGAGACCAACAAAAACAAAAATTGGTGTATTGCACATAAACCCAGAAGCGGGAAAAGCATTACTATTTTGAATATTTGCAACGAATTATTAAATGCTGGAAATGCACACAAAATACTTATTATGACCTCTGTGCCTGCAACCATCAAGAGTTTTATTGACGATTTGGAAAAGTATATGGAATTTAAGGATATAATCTATAAAAAACAGGGTGAATTCGACAAAATAGAAAACGATTTTAAAGGAATCGTATTTTGCAGTGTTCAGTATTTGAAAATGGACGGAAAAGCAACAACAAAAAAAGAATTATTGAAAAAAATTGGGTTTGATGTATTTATTTCGGATGAAGCACATCAAGGTTCATCTACAGAAAAGACTAAAAATGAAATATTGAATAGTAATGATGATGATGAATTGAACAATGATGTATTGGATATTGGGAAAGAATCAAAAATCAAAATATTTGCTTCTGGAACAGCAGATAAAACAAAAAGATTCTATAATATTACCTCAAAATATGTATATGAGTGGGAAATTGAAGATGAGGCACACATGAAAGAATTAAGTAAATTAACAGGCGTAAAGAAAGATGATGTAATAGAATTTATGAATATTAGACACGGTATTTCATTTACGGATTGTTATAATAATGAGGCATTAAATAAGGATTATTCAAAACATCCAACACAAGTTTTAATGAAACATTCTGTATCAAAAGATTTAGAAACTGAAATAGAAGAATATAATACAAAATATGGAACAAAATACGGGTTTAATTGTGGTTCGTTATTTGCATTAGAACAATATACCGAAAATGGAATTGTTAAATACAGAGAAACTTTTGAATTATGTAAAAATAATGATGGAATTGAAATTTTAAAAGGATATTTTGATTGTATTATATCCAAAAATAAAATGAGAAAAACCGTTATGAGACAAGTTGAAAACACACAAACACAATACAATTCAAGAAAATCAACTGTTATAAATCCATTATTATTTATTATCTATTTACCAACTAATACACGAAACAATACCATTAGTTTATTACAGAAGACGATGAAAACATTTATTGAAGAAAATAACTTATGGGACGATTATAATATTGAATATTCGAACTCAATATGTGATTCTGGAAATGTAAAACAAGAGTATAATGATTATGTTGAAACCATTATGAATAATACCAAGAAAACCAAAAAAAGAGGATGTATTTTATTATTAGGTGGTAAAGGAACTGTTGGAATTACATATAGGGAGTGTGATGTAACCATTTCTTTGGATGATGGACATAATTTGGATAATCAAAAACAAAAATTCTCACGAGCATTGACCGAAGCGAATGGAAAAACAATCGGTATTAATGTTGATATGAACATCCAAAGAACATATTTATATTTGAATAATATTATCCAGAAACATAAAAGAACAATGAAAAGTAAGATGACGAACGCAGAAGTTCTCTTTTACTTTTATGAACACAATATATTCTTATTTGACCCAAACCATTTTTATGGAAAAATGAATATATTGGATATAATGTCTTATTACCAAGAAGAATCTGTAAAAATGATTAATGAAATTGACGATGCAGAATGTTTAGATAGTTTTGAATGTGATGATTTAATGCGTGAATACATAAAAATGGATTTTACAAGAATGATACAAGGAAATCGAGAGGTAAATGAAGATTTGGAAGGAGACCAAAAAGACTGTCCAAAAGGTGATGAAAGCAAAAAAACAATAATAAGAGAGGAAAATGAAAATGAAAATGAAAATGACAATACAGAAATCACAGAATTAACCGAGGAAGAAACCAATAAAATGATTGTATTGGTCAATTTAACTCTTGAAATATTAAAAACATTTCTTATACCACTTTTAGCATTATTGTCTCGTTCTTATCAAATAAAAGATTTTAAAGAAATTTTTACTAATGAGAAAACAAAAGATTTAGTTATGAAATTAATATGTGAAAAAATTGATTTAAAACAAGAGGATTATAATATCATAGTAAGTAAATTAATGAATACTATTTTGGATGGAAATGAAGAAGCCGTCAATAATATACGAGAAATATACGGTACTGCTCCCTCTCATAAAATACGTTCTCTCATTGAAAAACACTTCATTCCTACTAATGAAGAGAAAAAGAAAAATGCTGAAGTTCCCACACCAGTTGTTCTTGTTGATGAAATGTTGAATGTCATTCCAGTTGAATTCTGGACAACTATACATTCGGTATTTGAACCTTGTTGCGGAAAGGGCAATTTCATTCTTGGTATATTTGATAAATTCTATAATGGATTGAAGGAAACCATACCAGATGAAGTGGAAAGATGTAAAACCATAATGACTAAATGTATGTATTATGGAGATTTAACATCAATGAATGTGTTTATCACAACAGAAATACTGAAATGTCATATCCAATCATATACGGGATTAGATGAACTGGATTATAAGTTTAATTCATATACAGGTGATACTTTACAACTGGATATTGAGAAGGAATTTAAAGTGAAGGTATTTGATGCAGTGATAGGAAACCCGCCTTATTCAACTGACCCGTCAAAATCTGATACGAAACCATTGTATGATAAATTTATTGAAAGATATATTGATGTAGGGAAGGTATTATTGTTTGTAGTCCCGTCAAGATGGTTTGTAGGTGGGAAAGGATTGGATAATTTTCGTTCATTTATGATGAACCGAAAGGATATAAAACTAATTAATCACGAAGATGATTCAAAAAAATGGTTTGGAAATAATATAGTTATTGAAGGCGGTGTAAATTATTTCTTAAAAAATAGTAGTCATAATGGAGAATGTAAATTTAATGGTGATGTGTATGATTTATCAAAATATGATTGTATAATAAAACCAAAATATCATAAAATAATAGATATAGTAAATAAAATGGATAGTATTGAAAAAAAGTATATGGGTAGGTATTTTAAGATAGAAACAAATGATAAACGTCTGAAAGATACGGGAAATGTAAAATGCTATGTTTCAACATTGAAATCAAAAGATAGATGTAAATATGTAGAAAAATACGATTTTAATAATGAAAACACATTCTGGAAAGTTATAACAGCAAGAGCAAATGGTAAAAGTCCAAAATTTGGGGCAATGTTTATTGGAAAACCAAATGAAATATACACTGGTAGTTATATATCATTTCGTGTAAATAATGAAGATGAAGCAAAATCATTATTATCTTATTTACAAACTAAATTTGCTAATCATTTATTATCAATTAGAAAAATATCACAAGATATTAGCGAAAACACCTGTAAATGGATTCCATTAGTTCCATTAGACAGAATCTGGAATGACAAAACGGTTTGTGAATATTTAAAATTAGAAAAAGTTTTCTGGAAGGAATTTGTAAATGAACCAATAAAAGACAATATAAATAGTGTTTATTATCACGACGAGGACATTATTTCACCATTTTAAATACCAAGAAAAATATAATTAAATGAATAATGAATTTTGTAGTTAGTTTTTTTTACAATAAAACTTTTTCTATTAAAATTGAACTATTATTACTTTATCATCATATTACAACACCAGATAATATTATGACAATATCAAATTTCAGACCATATCAAGAAGAAGCGTATAATGCTATTATAAATGACATTTCCATTAATCCAAAATGCATTGTTAAAATGTTTTGTGGGAGTGGGAAATCACTCATTATGTATAAAGTTATGCATC